CCTCCAATGCCAGAAATGGCAGCTCCGCCAGAGTCACCTTTACCAATGTAATTAAATAAAAAACGGATATGGAAGAAACACAACAAGCGGAAACAGTAACAGAGACTCCAGTAGAGACTCCAGTAGAAACTCCAGAAGAAGAATTAAGTGCAGCTGACCAGGAACAGATTGCTGAGTGGCTGGAAGATAGACTACCCCAGGAAGAGACTGAAGAAGTTGAAGAAGTAGAAGAAGTGGCAGCAGCTGCAGAAGAAACTGAGCAAGTTGAGGAAGCTCAAGAAGAGGTGGAAGAGACACCCAGGATAAGCAAAGCATTTTCCAAAGTTGCAAAGAAAGAACGCGAACTTCAGCAACAACGCCACCAGCTCAACAAGGAAAAGGAAAAGCTGAAGCCAATTTTAGAAGCCCAGGAAAGAGTAAACAAAGGGGATATGATTGGTGCTTTGGAGTCGATTAATTGGACCTATGAGAATGCAACTAACCAGGTACTCCAGGATGGAAAACTGCAGCC